AACTTCAAGCTCGAAGACGGCCGCGTCGTCGCCTACGACCAGACCGGGAACAAGCTCTACTCGAAGGCCAGCCCCGGCAACGCGGCCGACTTCGACGAGGCGCTGGAACTGCTCGTCGACGCCTACCCGTACCGCGACAGCATCCTCAAGGGCGAGATCAGGGCCGGCGGCGGCGCGCAGGCGCCCAACGGCGCGACCGGCGCCAAGACCATCAAGCGTGACGCGTTCATGGCCCTGGCGCCCGCCGAGCAAGCGGCTCGCGTCAAGGACGGGTTCGCCATCGCCGACTGACCATTCGCGGCGCCCTGGATGGGGGCAGCGTACCGAGCCGGATGGCTCAACGACCGGCGGGCCATCCGCCTCACACGACGACCTAACCCCCTCAAAACCACAAGGAGCCTATCATGGGCGCTCTGACTCTGACGGGCCTCATCCCGTCCATCTATGAAGCCTTCGACGTCGTCTCGCGCGAAAAGGTCGGGTTCATTTCCGCCGTGTCGCGCAGCTCCTCGGCCGAACGCGCCGCTCTCGGCCAGACCATCTCGGTCCCGGTCGTTGGCGCGATGGCCGCCGAGAACCTGACGGCGACCAACGTCGCGGCGGACACGCCCGCCCAGACCATCAACCGCGTCGACATGACGATCTCGAAGGCGCGCTCGGTTCCGTTCGGCGTGACCGGCGAGGAGTCGCGCGGCCTGCGTTCGGCCGGCACGCTCGACACCATCAACCGGGACCGGATCGCCCAGGCCATTCGCACCCTGACCAACGAAGTCGAAGCCGACCTCGGGGCCCTGCACGTCGACGCCTCGCGCGCCACCGGGACGCACAACAGCGTGCCCTTCGGCACCGCTGGCAACCTGGCCGACTTCGCGGCGGCCCGGCGCATCCTGAGCGACAACGGCGCCCCGGACACTGACCTGCAGATGGTTCTGGGCTCCAGCGCCACCGCCAACCTGCGCGGCGTGCAGTCGGGCCTGTTCCGCGTCAACGAAGCGGGCACCGACCGGATGCTGCGCTTCGGCGATCTGGGCGAAGTGCAGGGCTTCACCCTCCGCGAGAGCGCGCAGGTTCGCACCTCGGTCACGGCTGGCACGAACAACGGCTCGGCGGCGACCAACACCGCCGGCTATGCCATCGGCGCCACCGTCATCACGCTGGGATCGGCCGGCACCGGGACGATCATCGTCGGCGACATCATCACCTTCGCCGGCGACACGAACCGCTACCTCGTCGTCGCGGGCGATGCTGACGTGTCCGGCGGCGGTACGATCACCCTCGCCGAGCCCGGCCTGCGTCAAGCGATCCCGACGTCTGCCACGGTCATCACGACCACGGCGGCCACGACCCGCAACATGTTCTTCCACCGCTCGGCGATCCAGCTGGTGACCCGCGCGCCGGCCATGCCGGAGGAAGGCGACGCGGCGGACGACAACATCGTCCTGACCGATCCGGTGTCGGGCCTCGCGTTCGAGTTCACCGTCTACAAGCAGAAGCGTCAGGTCCGCTACGAAGTGAACCTGGCCTGGGGCGTGAAGACCATCGCGCCGCGCCACATCGGCCTGCTGATCGGCGCCTAAAGCCCGCTGATCGACCACTAAAACGGCGGGGCCGGGCGATCTTCACGGGCCGCCCGGCCCTTTCCGCTACACCCCGAAAGGAACCGCATGTCCTGGTGCCCGACCGTTCGCATCGTCGCCTCAAACGAGGACGGCTACTGCGTCATTAACGAGGCGGACTTCGACGCCGCCAAGCACACCCTCTGGGCCGACCCGCTCGACCACGACGGCGACGGCAAGCCCGGCGGCGACGCCTCCGCGACCGACGGCCTGACCAAGGCGGAGATCATCGCCGACCTCGAAAGCATGGGCGTCGAGTTCGACCCCCGCGACCGAAAGGCCGACCTGCTGGCCCAGCGTGACGCCGCGCGCGCCGCGCTCGATCCCGCGCAGTAAGCGGGCGCCGGCAGCACTGTGATGAGCGGCGGCGCCTTTCGGGCCTTGCTGGAAAGCGGCGACGTGACCGGCCTGCAATCGGCCTGGGCGAACCACTACCCGCGCCTGCCGCGCCCCCGGACCCGCGAGCAGACCGAGATCGTTATGCACTACGCACGGACCGAGGCCGACAGCGTCAGCTTCCGCGCCCGCGCCTACTCTCACGCATGGCTGTCGGAACGCAGCCTGCCCTCCGGCTTGCCCGATCAGCTCAGGGCCAGCGCCGACCGCTTATATCCCCGCGTCGCGGCGGCCGTAGGCATCTCGGTCAACGCCAAGAGCCCGGAACTTCAGCCGGCGCTCGACGGCGTGCGCGTGGCGATGGAGCGGGCAGTGCTGGACGCCGAAGCCGAAGGACGCCTGACCGACAGCCCGTTCGTTGTCGCGCGGATGGGTGAAGCCCGCCGCCGCGAGCTTCGCGCCCTGTTCGGGCGGATCGGCCCCGCCGCGCCCCCGCCGCCGCCCGCTAGCCGCCTCGCGTAATACGCCGGCCGTCTACGCGGCCGCAGGCAAAACGCCCGCCAGCGACCGTTAAATCGGCCTTGGAGACCGCGCCCCATGACACTTGTCGTCGAAAACGGCGCCGGCCTCGCCGACGCGGAAAGCTTTGCCTCGGTCGCCGCGTTCAAGACCTATTGCACCGACCGAGGCGTCAGCTACGGCACGGACGCCACCATCGAGCAGCGGCTGCGCGCCGGCTTCGACTACATGCTCCAGGCCTACCGCACGCGCTGGGCCGGCTACAGGTCCACCACGACGCAGGCGGGCGATTGGCCCCGCTATGACGTCCCGCGCCGCGACCTCGGCATGGGCGCCTACTATGCCTCGACCGTCATTCCTGCCGAGATCGTGCAAGCCAACATCCTGCTCGCCATCCGGGCCACGCCTGGCGAGGACCTGACCCCGGACGAGACGCAGGCGGTCAAGCGCGAGAAGGTCGGGCAGCTGGAGACCGAATATCAGGACCACAGCACTGACGAGGTGCGCTACCCGGCTGTCGACCGCCTCGTCGCCCCGTTTCTCGTTAACGGCGGCGCGGCCCGAATGATGCGGGCCTGATGATGGCCAGCTATGACGAACGCGCCAAGGCGACGGCGGCCCGGATGCTCGCCACGAAGTCGGCGGGCGGCAAGGGCCAGTCCGTCACGGTCGCGCTCACCACCACCGGCGCATACAGCACTTCGACCGGCGCAATGGCGGCCGGCTCGACCACATCGCAGACCTGCTCGGGCGTCGAGGACTACTTCCGCGCCGGGCAGATCGACGGCGCGCTGATCAAGGTCGGCGACGTCAAGTTCCTGCTCAGCCCGCTGACAACCTCCGGCGAAGCGGTGACGGTTGGCGTAGTGGGCGCCGTCGTGACCTACGCGGGCGGCGAAAAGTGGTCGGTGATCGCCGCCGAGCCGCTCAGCCCGGCCGGCACGCTCGTCTACACGATGCTGCACCTGCGGCGGTCCTGATGAGCGGGGCCTTCACCCTGGCGCTGCAGCAGTTCGCGGCCAAGGCCGGGGCGAACGCCGACGCGGCAGTGCGCGGGGTCGTGCTGGAAGTCCAGTCGCGGCTGATCCTCCGCTCGCCCGTCGACACGGGCCGCTTTAGGGGCAACTGGCGCTACAGCGTCGGCCAGCCCGCCGAGGGCGCCGTCGAGACCGGCGGGACTTCCGACAGCCCCGCGCCGCCGCCCGAGGCTCCGGCGCTGGTCCCGGGCGATGGCATGGGCCGCGTGCACTTCCTCGCCAACAATCTGCCCTATGCGATGGCGTTGGAGCGCGGGCACTCGACCCAGGCGCCGCAGGGCCTCGTCGCGCTGACCGTCATGGAGTTCGCGCCCATCGTGAACGATGCGGCCGCCGCCGCCAGCGCAGGGGTTGAACGATGAGCCTGGCCGCCGTCCGTGCCGCGCTGGAAACCGCGCTCAACGCCATGTCGCCCGCCCTCGCGACCGCGTGGGAAAACGACGCCTTTTCGCCGCCGGAAGCCGGGACCGCATATCAGGCCGTCAACCTTCTGCTCGCCGAGCCGCTGAACCAAGAGATCGGCCGCAGATACGTCGAGCGCGGGTTTATGCAGGTCAGCCTTCGCTACCCTCTCGACGCCGGCCCGGCCGCCGCTACCGAGCGCGCACAAGCCCTGCGCACGACCTTCTACCGGGGCGCCTCGTTCACGACGTCGGGCATCACGACGATCATCGAGCGCACGCCCGAAATCATGAGCGGCTTTCGCGACGGCGACCGCTGGACGATCCCGGTGCGCATCCGGTTTTACGCGGAAGTTAACCCGGCCTAACCGCCGCCCAAACGACCGGCCCTCCGGTCTGTCTCCCCACAACATGATCGGAGAACACTATGCCCATCGCTAACGGCGTCGCGATGACGCTTGCCTACAAGCTTCAATCTGCCCTCGGCACCCCCGCCTCCGGCTCGGCTGGCCAACTTGTCCGCCGCCGGCCCGGGTCCAGCTTCACGCTCACCCGCGACACCTACGAGAACGACGAGATCGTCTCGCACCGCCAGTCGACCGGCCAGACCGCCGGCATTCGCCGCGTCACCGGCAAGCTGATGGGGCTGCTGTCGGGCGGATCGTACCAGGCCTTTTACGCAACCCTGCTCAAGAAGAACTGGGTCGCGACCACCTCGATCACCGGCCTGTCCCTGACCATCGCCGCGTCGGCCCCGAACTGGACGATCACGCGCGCCGCCGGCGACTTCCTGACCGGCGGCATCAAAATCGGCGACGTCGTGCGGATCACGGCCGGCACGGTCAACGCGGCCAACCTGAACAAGAACCTGCTGGTGATCAACGTGACCGCGCTGGTGCTCACGGTTACGGCCCTGAACAACTCGGCGCTGGTGGCGGAAGGCCCGATTGCATCGTGCACCGTCGCCGTTCCCGGCCGCAAGGCATGGGCCGCCAACGTGTCGCACACGGACGACTATTACACCTTCGAGGAATGGTTCGCGGACCTGCCGCGCTCGGAAACCTGGACCGATTGCAAGCCGACGCAGGTCGCCATCGGCCTGCCGGCGAGCGGCAACGTCACGAACGACTTCGACTTCATCGGCCTCAACCGCACGCTCGGCTCGACGCAGGTGCTGACCTCGCCGACCGCCGAAACGACCGCGAGCGTTCATCAGGCCGTCAACGGGAAACTGATCATCAACGGCGTCGCGTTCCCGATCACCGGCGCGCAGGTCACGCTCATCGGCGGCGAGAAGCCCGGCGAGGCGGAAGTCGGCTCCAACGCGATCACCGACACCGACGAAGGCCGCGTGATGGCCTCGGGTTCGTTCACGGGCAAGTTCGCGGATGTCTCGCTGCAGACCCTCTACGACAACCAGACGGCGGTCGCCCTGATCCTGACCGCAGCGGTCGACAGCACGGCGGCCTCGGAGTTTACGACCTTCGTCATGCCGCGCATCAAGGTGTTCAGCGACACCCGCGATGATGCCGAGAAGGCCATCGTCCGCACCTACAACTTCGTCGCCGAATACAACGGCGCCGGCGGCGCTTCGCTGGCCTCGCACGCGACGATCTTCTCGATGCAGGACAGCCTGGCCACCTAACCCGGCCCCGGCTTTTGCGTAACGGGGGGGCGGGTTCGCCTGAACCCTACCCCCCCCTCTACCCCGGCGCGGGGATGGTCCCCGTGTCCGCAGGGCCATAGAGCCCACACCCCCGAGGACAGATGACCGAGACCCCCAAGGCCGCCAAGCCGTTTTCGCTCGCCGATATCAAGGCCCAGGTCGCCAACGAGGACACGTTCGACTTCGAGCCGCTGCTGCCGAGCCTGGAGCCGTCCGGCGTGGTTCTCAAGCTCAAGAGCGATCTGGCGCCGAGCGTCGACGCGCGGCTCAAGGACCTGATCGACGCGAACACCCGCAAGCAGCAGCTGATGGCCGCGCAGGCCGAAAAGGCCCGGCCCGGTGAGGCCCCCATGTCGACCGTCGAGGACATGAGCAACTTCGGCCGCAAGCTGATCGCCGTCCGCGTCGCCGGCTGGAACATGCCTGACGAGTTCACGGAGGCCAACGTGATGGCCCTCCTGCGCTATTGGGACGGGCTCGGAAACCAAATCCTCGCCAAGACCGCCGAGGCCGCCCGTTTTACGCCGGACTCGCCGAAGGCCTGATCGCCTACGCCGAGTCCACCTTCGATCTAGCCCGGCAGGTCGACGACGGCGCCGGGGGAAAATGCGCCTACAGGGTCCAGCTTGAGGCGCTGGTGAGGGCAGGGGACGACGAGGCCCGGGCCATCCTTGAAGATCACCCGCCGATCCCCCCGCTGGCCGCTTACCTCTGGTCCTGGTGGGTTGATCTCGCCTCGACCCGGACAAGCTCCGGCTTCGGCCCCAACCCCCTGACCCGCCATGACCTCCACGCCTGGGAGGCCGACACCTTCCACCGCCTTAACGGGTGGGAGCGCGCGACCATCCTGAAGCTCGACGCCCTCTGGCTCGCGTCCGTTCAACAAGCCGACAAGGAGACGAAGTGACGCCCGACATCGCCTCCCTGATGATCAAGATCGACGCCAGCCAGGCTGACACCGGCGCGGCGTCCCTCGACAAGCTGACCACGGCGGGCGGACGGGCGGAGGCGTCGGTCGCGAGCCTCGGCAGCGCCTCAAAGGCGTCGCTGGGCGGCCTTCAAGGCATCCCGGCTTCCCTGCAGGCCATCGACGCCCGGGCGGACGCCCTGCGCGCCTCTGTCGACCCGCTGGCCGTGGCCATGAAGCGGGCCAACTCGGAAATGCGCGAGGCCGACGCGCTCTACAAGGCCGGCGCTATCGGGGCGGCCGAATACGGGCGATACGTTGACGTGCTGGAAAACCGCCTGTCCTCGGCGGTCGCGGCGCAAAACATGATGAACGCCGCGCAGGCTCGGGGCGCAAGAACAGCGGGCCTGACGGCGCAAGAGGGTCTTAATCTGTCCCGTCAGCTGGCCGACATCGGCGTTACGGCTGCTATGGGTATGTCGCCGCTGATGATACTCATTCAGCAAGGCCCGCAGATCGCCGACATCTTTCAAACGGCCAGCGCGCGCGGCGTCGGCTTCTCCGGCGCGCTCAAGGGCATGGTGGCCGCCGCCGGCCCCCTGCTGCCGATCCTGGTAGCCGTGGGCGCGGCGGCAGGCATTGTGGCCGGGGGCGCGGCCCTTGCGGCGAACCAGCTGAACAAGACCGCCGAGAGCGCCGACCAACTGCAAAAGCGCCTGGGCCTCACCGACGCCGAAATGGCGAAGATGGGGAACACGTCGATCACGATGGGCGACGTCGTTAGCGGCAGCATGAAGCACGCGGGCGACAGCATCATGGAGGCGTTCGGCCCGGCTCTCAAATGGCTCGGCGGCGCGTTCCAATGGACGTTCGATCAGGTCGCCCGGATCATGGTCGGCTCGTCCAAGCTGGTCGGCGGCCTGTTTGTCGGCAGCTTCTACGCCATCGGCGCGACGTGGCGGATGCTGCCGGCGGTGCTGGGTGACGCGGCGATCAGCGCCGCTAACGTCGTCGTGCGCACTATTGAGGCGATGATCAACCGGGCCGTCGGCGCGATCAATGTCGTGATCGGCTTCGCCAACGCGGCGGCGGGCGCGCTGGGCCTGACGTTCAAGCTGCCCACCGTCGCCGAACTCAACATCGGCGAGTTCGAGAACCGTTTTGCCGGCGCTATGGAGGGCGCGGGCAAGGCCGGCCGCGAGGGCTTCGAGCGCGGGTTCAACGCCTACGGCGCGGGGCTGGACGGCTTCCTCGGCGGGTTCGGGGACGCGATCCGGGGCGCCAATCGCGAGCGCAACGAGCGCAACGCCGCCGCCCTGATCGCCGAGCGGCCCAAGGATCGCGACTTCGCCAACGACAACGGCTCGGACAAGGCCGACCAGACGGTCGAAAAGCTGGTCGCCGTTCGGATCGAGCTTGAGAAGCTGACCACCCTGAGCGACAGCGCGCGAGACTTCATCGGGCGCGGCATGGTCGAGGCGGCGGACGCGGCGGCGGATGCATGGAACCGCATGGCGTCCAACGCCCGTGAGGCGGTCGGCGGCCTCGCGGCGGCGTTCGACGGCGTCTCGCGCAGCATGAGCGGCGTCGGGCGCGGGATCGCCGGGCTGATCACGTCCTACGGCAGCCTCCAAGCTCGGCAGAAAGACATCGACGCCAAGCGCGCGAAAGACCTTCAGGTCGTTGGCCTCAGCGTCGCCGATCTCGCGAGGATTGAGGCCGACAGCGCCCGCGAAAGCGCCCGCGTGCGCGTCCAGTCTTACGGCGACATGGCTGAGGCCGGGCAGCAGTTCTTCAAGGAGGGCTCGGACGGCTACAAGGTCATGCAGGTGGCGATGATCGCCTTCCGCACGGTCGAGACGCTGATGAGCATCTCCGCTATGGCGCAGAAGGGTGGCGAGGTCGCCGCGACGGTGGCCGCCGAGGGCACGAAGTCGACCGCCTACGGCATCACGGCCTTCGCCAAGACCCTGTCGAGCCTGCCGTTCCCGTTCAACCTCGCCGCCGGGGCGACGGTGCTGGCCGCGCTCGGCGCCGTGGGTGTCGCGATCAGCGGCGGCGGGGCAAGCGCCGGCAGCCTCCCGGGCAGCAACGACATGGCCGACCGCCAACGGATGCAGGGCGCGGGCTCGGTCCTGGGCGACGCGAACGCCAAGTCGGAAAGCATCGCCAACAGCCTGGAGATCGTCGCGGCGAACACGAACCGCGACCTCGAATACAGCAACGACATGCTGCGGGCGCTGCGGTCCATCGACGACCAGATCGGGACGGTCGCGGCGGCGCTCGCCCGGTCGTTCGGCGCCGGCGGGATGCTGGACGCGTCTGGCCTGGGCCTCGGCACAACTACAGCCGGCCCCGGCGGGCTGACAAAGCTAGCCACTGGCATGTTCGCAGCCCTTTTGCCCGGCATGTTCGGTTCAAGCACGACGCGCACCCTGCAGGACCAAGGCGTGCAGTTCGGCAGCGGATCGCTCGACGCAATCCTGAGCGGCGGCCTGACCGGGTCCGCCTTCCAGCAGGTCGCGACCAACACGAAGAAGAAGTTCTTCGGCATCACGTACAGCGACAAGACCTCGACCTCGACCTCGACCACGGGGCTCGACGGCGACTTCCTGCGCCAGACCGAACTGCTGATCGGCTCCCTGCGCGACGGCGTGCTGGCGGCGGCCGGAACCCTGGGCCTCGAAGGCGCGGCGGCGACGCTGGGGGCGTTCACGGTCAACCTCGGGAAGCTCTCGTTCAAGGACATGAGCGGCGACGAGATACAGGCCGCGCTGGAGGGCGTCTTCGGCAAGCTGGCGGACGACATGGCCGGGGCGGTGATGCCGGGCCTCACGGACCTCCAGAAGGTCGGCGAGGGCCTGTTCGAGACCCTGACCCGGGTCGCCCGGCAGTATCAGGTCGTCGACGTTACCCTCTCGAGCATCGGTAAGACGTTCGGCGCGGTCGGCGTCTCCTCGCTGATGGCCCGCGAGCGGCTGATCGACCTGTTCGGCTCGCTCGACGACTTCACCGAGCAGGTCAGCTTCTACGCCGAGACCTACCTGACCGAAGCCGAGCGGCTGGCCCCGGTGCAGAACGCGGTGACGGCCGAACTGGCCCGCCTGGGCTTGGCCGGCGTCAAGACCCGCGACCAGTTCAAGGGCGTGGTGCAGGGGCTCGACGTCTCGACCGCCGCCGGTTCGCAGCTGTTCGCCGCCCTGATGGCTCTGGCGCCCGCCTTCGCCAAAGTCACCGAGGAGACGCAGGCCGTCGCCGACGCGCGCGAGGCCCTGTCCGGCGCGTATGGCCGCGAAAGCGAGGCGCTGAACGGCACGCTTGACACCTTCCGCACCTACGCCGCCGACCTGCGCAAGTTCCGCGACAGCCTCGCGTCGGGTCCGGCCGCCGCCCTGTCGCCCGAGGCGCAATACCTCGCCAGCAAGACCGAGTTCGAGCGCGTGGCGGGTCTGGCCACGTCCGGCAACGAGGAGGCGCTAGGCAACCTCCAGGGCGTCAGCCAAGCCTATCTCGACGCCTCGAAAGCCTACTACGCGAGCAGCGCCGGCTACTTCGCCGACCTGGCGCTCGTCCGCGATGCCGTCACCGCCGCCGAAGCCTCTGCCACGGCGCAGGTCGGCGTCGCCGAACAACAGCTGCAGGCCCTCAAGGACTTGGTCTCGCCGCTGATCAGCATCGACGAAAGCCTGGTCACGGTCGCGCAAGCCATCGTGGCGCTGAACACCGCGTTAGGGGTTCCCTCCGCCCCTACGCCGGCCGCCTCCGCCCTCTCGCCGGTGGCCAACGACAACAGCGCGGTCGTCGCCGAGCTTCAGTCGCTTCGCGCTGAGATGGCGAGCGTCCGGGCCGAACTTCAAGCGGCGAACGAACAGCGCGGCGCCGTAGCCGTCGAAACCCTGTCGGCGCTTGGCGCGCAAACCGACGCACTCGAACGCCAAGCCCGCACGCTTCAGACCCAATAACCAGCGCGGCCTTCCCGCGCGTCGCCCCGTAAGGATCACCGCATGTCTCTCGGCAACACCTTCGAAACCGAGCTGGCGCAGCTCATCTTCCAGGCCACGGCAATCGCCAACATGGCCGACAACGCCGCCAGCAGCCCGCTGACCAACATTCAGTCCTCGCTGCACACCGCCGACCCGGGCGAGGCGGGGACGCAGACGACCAGCGAGACCGCATACACCAGCTATGCGCGGACGGCCGTCGCGAGAACCTCGGGTGGCTGGGCCGTCGCCAGCGGTGTCGTCACGCCGGTCGCCGCGATCAACTCGCCGGCCTGCACCGGCGGCACGTCGACCGTCACGCACTTCGCCCTCGGCACCGCCGCATCGGGAACCGGCAAGCTGCTGATGAAGGGCACGGTCACGCCGAGCATTTCGGTTTCGAACGGCGTAACGCCGCAGCTGACGACCTCCACCTCGATCACGTTCGACTAAGCCCGGCCGCCCGGCTTTTACCCTGCAACCTTCGAGGCGCTGATGCTGATCTATAACGCGTTGTCTCTGGCCGCGACGACAACCGGCACGGGGACGTTCAGCCTTGGCACTGCTACGGCCGGCTTTGAAACCTTCGCCAACAAGGGCCTCCGCGACAAGCGCATCGTTTTCTACTGGGCCCGAAACGGTACGTCGGAGTGGGAGCACGGCATCGGGGTCTACTCGACGGGATCGCCGAACACCCTGACGCGGCCGGTAATCCTGGAAAGCTCCAACAGCGACGCGGCGGTCAATTTCACGGCGGTTCCGACCATCTTCATCGATATGCCAGCCGACATGTTCAACCAGTGGAACGTCGAGGCGCTGTACGGGGCCAACCTCGCCGGCCAAGTCGGCTGGCCCTCTCAGGCTGGCGCGGCCACGATCACCTATCCGACCCCGACAGCCCCCGCGCCCGGCGCGCTGAACTTAGCCAGCGCGGCTACCGCCAACGCAGACGCCCGCGCGGGCCCGGCTACAGGAAACGCAGGCATTCGCCCGGCGCGGGCGACGACCGACATCCTGACCGGGTTTTGGTATGACGCCGTCATCGGCCTGCCCGACAGCGATTACGGGACCGGCGCGACCGGCGCTCGGATCGCATGGGGCCTCGGCGACAGCAACGGAACGCCTCACGGGCTCGTCGCCGACACGCCGACGACGGCGGCGACCAACAGCGGCGGCCTCCAGTTTCAGTTCTCGACCAACCGCGCCGACACCAACTGGCAGGTCTGTGCGGTCAAGAACGATGGCGGGACCACAACCGCAACCATCACCGACACCGGGCTTGCCTTCGCGGCTAACGGAACGTGGTGGCGCGGCATGTTTCTGTCGCGCCCGGCGGTCGCGAACGAGGTGATCTGGATGCTGGAGCGCCAGGACGCGGCGGGTGCAGCCGTCGGCCGGATCACGACCAACCTCGCGCACCACTATGGGCCGTACCATCAACTCGGCGTCCGCACCCTAACGACCGTGGCGCGCAACATCCGCGTTCGCGGCGTCCGCATTATGAGGCCCGCGTGATGGTCGACATCGAAGTGCTGATCAGCCTGGACCCCTACGCGATCATGACGGCCGCCGGCGTCCCCGATGGCGTGTGGTGGTTCGTGACCGGGGCGACGGTCTACACCTGCAGCGTGCCCGGCGAGTACGCGGCAGCCGTTCTCGCTGAACTCGAAAAGGCCTAAGCCGCTATGGCGCTCGGGCACGGCCCGCTCGGGTCAGGCCCTCTCGGTCCGGTCATTGACACCGGGTCGACGGGCTCTGGCGCCGGGGCCTTAACATTCAGCGTAACCGCCGCTGGCGTCGGCCGGTCTACCGCCGCAAGTGCGGGCGCGGTCACGGCAAGCGTAACCCCGCTTGGCGTTTCTGGCGGCGTGGTTTCGCGCGCCGGCGCCATTACTACGGCCGTCGCTGTTGCCGGTGTTGGCCGGTCTACGGCCGCGAGCGCGGGCGCTAGCGCGGCCAGCGTCACGCCGCTTGGCGTCTCAAGCGGTACGAGCCCTGCTGCTGGCGCCGTCACGACGGCCGTGGCTGTCGCCGGCGTCGGCCGTTCAACAGCCGCAAGCGTTGGCGCGGTCGCGGCTGCGTTGACCGCCGCCGCCGTGTCCGGGGCCGGGGGCTCGATCCTCTCCGGCGCGGGCGCGGTAGTCGTCGGGATTGTGGCCAGCGCCGTCGGGCAGTCGACGTCTGCAAGGGCCGGCTCAGCTTCGGTCGCCGTGCTGTCGTATGCGACCAGCAACAATACGGTGCCGCGCCGCCTGGACCGAAACGGCCCGGTCTGGATTACCTTGGAGATCGAGGCGGCCATCGACGCGGCTGGCTCGGTGCGTACCTACTACTTCGCCAACCGCGCGTTTTCGACCTACGGCGGCGACACGCCCGAGCATATCGCGTTCGACACCGCCTTGGCGGACCCGGGCTCAATTACGCAGACGGCATTCGGCGACGGCCGCACAGGCGGCGCTACCCGCCTGTCGCTCGGCGAGGTGCGGATCAACAACGCCGACAGCGCGTATGACAACTGGATCGGCTACGGCTTCGACGGCCGCCGGCTGACTATTCGCCGGGGCTACGGGGGCAGCTACCCCAGCGACTATGAAACGATCTTCACCGGCACGGTCGAGACCGTCACCGTCACCCGCCGCGAGGCAATCATACGGCTGCGCGACAAGCAGCTGATTTTCGACGCCGCAGTGCTGACTGATCTCTACGGGGGCAGCAACGTCCTCCCGAACGGGATCGACGGAACGGCCGCCGACCTGGCCGGCAAGCCCAAGCCCCGGCTCATCGGCTCCTGCCGGAACATCGCCCCGCCTTGTGTCAACACCTCCAAGCTCGTCTATCAGGTTCACAGCGGGCGCGTGGCCGAGATCGCGGCGGTTTACGACAAGGCGCTCGGCCTGACCTTTGGCGTCGACCGCGCGAACGCCGGCGATCTGCTCAGCAACACGCCTGCGGCCGGCGCCTATGACACCTGTTTGGCGCAGGGCCTGTTCAGACTTGGATCGAACCCGGCGGGGCAGGTTACGGCGGACGCCGCACAAGGCGCAGCTGCGGTTGACCGCACCGCCGCCTCTATACTGCTGACGCTCGCGCTAGAGGCGGGCGTGGCGGCCGGCGACGTTGACGCCGGCGACCTTAGCGCCCTGGCGGCGGACGCGCCGGCCGAGCTGGGCATGTGGCTGAGCGACGCCGGCGTGACCTACCGGCAGGCGATGGACAGGGCGGCCAACTCTGTCGGCGCCTACTTTGCGTTCGACCCGGATGGGGTTCTGCGGGCCGGACGCCTTGTCGAGCCGGCGGGCGATCCCGTGCTTGAGATCGCCGACTATGACGTCAATGAGCCGTTTGAGCGACGCCCGGCGCGCGACGGCGACATTCCCATCTGGCGCGTGACGGTTCGGCACTCCCGAGTGTGGACCGTTCAGGCGTCAGACATCGCCGCCTCGGTCAGCCCCGCGCGTCGCGCCCTGATCGGCTCGGAGTATCGCGACCAGAGCGCGTTCGACGCGACCGTGAAAGATCAGTTCCGCCTCGCGGGCGAGGAGTCAATCGAGACCCTTTTGATCTCCGAAGCAGACGCCGCGAACGAAGCGTTTCGCCGGCTCAACCTCCGGAAAGTTCGCCGGAGCTTCTACGACGTCGGGATCACGGCGGCCGTTTTCTCGGCGGCAGGAGTCAAGATCGGCGACGTCGTTCGGCTGACGCACCCGCGCTTCGGGCTGTCCGCCGGCAAACTGTTCGTCGTCCTCGGGGTCAACCTGCAACTCGCCCGTGGTCGGGTGACGCTCACGCTCTGGGGGTAGCCGATGGCCAACGCCATTCTCGCGTACGGAAACCGGATCGACGAGGCCACGCTGACGGGCGGTTCGTGGCTTGCTTCGCTCTCGCTGGACAACCTGAAGGACCGACGGCTCGGCCTGGTCGCGAGGTCAAACGGCATCGCGCCTTCGTCAACACAGTTCGACATGGACTTCGGCGGTTCACGCCTGCTGCGGGTCGTCGCGCTGGTCCGGCACAACTTCTCGCTCGACGCGCTCTACCGCATCCGCCTGTCGGCCGTTTCGGACTTCTCGACCTCGACCTACGACAGCGGCTGGCTGGAAGCGTGGCCCGTGATTTATCCCCCCGGGTCGCTGCCTTGGGGCTCGCCTAGCTTCTGGAGCGGACGGCCCTCGGCCGAGGAGGTCGACGGGTATGTCAACCGGACGCTGAGCCTTGTGCTGCCGTCGACGACCGTCGCCCGTTACGTCCGCGTCGAAATCAACGACGGGGGCAACGGGGCGGGCTTTGTCGAGCTTGGCCGGGTCTTCGCGGCGGACGGCTGGCAGCCGGTCCGGAACATGGTCTACGGCGCCTCCCTCGCTTGGGAAGACAAGAGCGACGTGCAGGAGGCGCTGAGCCTCGCGGAGACCTTCGGCGAGAAGCCCGCCTATCGCGTCGCCCGCGTCTCGTTTGAGGGCATGACCGAGAACGAGGCCATGTCGGCAGCCTACGAGATCACGCGGCAGGTCGGCGTGACCAAAGAAGTGCTCTTCGTCTGGAACCCCGACGACACGACCAACCGGCTGCGCCGGCAGTTTCTCGCCCGCCTTCGCGCATTGTCCGCTTTCGAAAACCCCGGCCCGGACCGCTGGCGCACCCCCTTTGAAGTTAAGGAGCTACTCTGATGGCGACGTTTTACGCCGACCCGGCACTCGGGGGCAGCAGCGCCACCTATACGGACGACGCGAACCCGGCCACCGGGCTCGATAACTACGGCTACGTCGAGCGCCTCGTGCCGATGTTCGCGGACGGCATCAACATCACGTCCTTTGCGGCCGGGCGCGCGACTGCAGCCGCAGACTCGGCTAGCGCCGCTGCTGCGTCGGCGACCTCGGCCCTGAACGCGCCGGGCACGAACGCGACCTCGACCACGTCGCTGACGGTCGGCACCGGGTCCAGGTCGCTGACGATCCAGACCGCCAAGGCCTACTCCGCCGGCCAGGTCGTCGTCATCGCCTCGACGGCATCGCCCGGCAACCAGATGACCGGGATCATCACGTCCTACAACAGCGGCACCGGCGCGCTCGTCGTCGATGTCCAACAGACGCTGGGCTCGGGCACGCTCGCGGCCTGGACGATCTCGCTCGGCGCGCTGGTGTCGTCGACCCTGCCGAGCCAGACCGGCAACAGCGGCAAGTTCCTGACCACCAACGGCACGGCCGCCAGCTGGGGCGACGCGCTGGTGCCGAGCGGCAACTTGGCGGGCCTGTCCAACTACACGACGGCGCGCACGAACCTCGGCCTCACCATCGGGACAAACGTGCAGGCCTATGACGCCGACCTTGCGGCCATCGCCGGGCTGACCTCGGCGGCTGATCGCCTGCCCTATTTCACCGGATCGGGCACGGCGGCTCTTGCGACCTTTACGTCGGCCGGCCGCGCGCTCGTCGACGATGCCGATGCTAGCGCGCAGCGGGCAACGCTGGGGCTTGTCATCGGGACGAACGTCCAAGCCTACGACGCCAAGCTCGGCGCGTTCGCCGGTCTGACGCTCGCCGCCGACAAGCTCCCTTATGCAACCGGCCCCTCGGCGATGGCGACGACCGACCTGTCGGCGTTCGCGCGGACCATGCTGGACGACGCCAACGCCGGGGCGGTGCGCTCAACGATTAGCGCGGCCGCCTCGGGCGCAAACAATGACATCACCAGCCTCGACGGGCTCACGACGGCCGCGATGGAAGCGGTCTTGGCCGGCGCGATCACGGTTTCGCTCGGCACATCCGGCTACATTCGCTTCGGGCCGTCTGGCAGCCTGATTTTCCAGTGGAACACCGTCGCGCTCGCCGACGACACCCAAACCACGTTCACTTTGCCAATCGCGTACGGGACAGCGCACCTCGGGGCCCTGGCGGTCGTCAACTCGACCACGGCGCCCGGCGCGGGCACCGCGAGCAGCGCCTACATCGGCGCGCGCACGACCACGACTATTCAGATCGCGCAGGGCTCGGTCGTCACGGCCGGCACGACCGTCACCTATCTGTCCTGGGGGTACTGATGCCGCTGTCCGGTGAGGTTATTTCCGTCGGCCTGGCCGTGATCGGAGCCGTCGTCTGGCTGGTCCGCCTAGAGGGCCGGGTGAACACGTCGGAAAAGGTCGCCGCCGCGATGGAGCGCGATCTGGCGGCCGCCAACCTGCGCGCGGATGCCGAGGCAAAGGCGCACCGGGGCACGGCAGACGCGCTGATCCGGGTCGAGGAGCAGCTCAAGTACGTCAGGGAGCTGCTCGAACGTCACTTCGTGATCGAGGAGCCCGGCCCCCGCCGTCGTCGCACCGGCGGCGCCGCGTCGTGAGCTTCCAGGGCTGGCCGTCGCTGATTTGGCACTCGCCCGGCAAGCTATGGGCCGGGATGCTTCGGGCGGGTTCCCTCGCCACTTGGATGCAATGGGGCGCGGGAGTCTCCGCGACGCTCGGGATGCTCGGCTATGGCTGGGTGATCTGGAAGGGCCCGTGGCCGGCGAGCGCGGCCGGCAAGCAGCTTGAACTGCTCGGCCAAGGTCAAATGATTTTCGGCATCGTGGTGCTTGTCGCCCTCGCGGCCATCGCCGGCCTCCGGCTGGCGTTCTCCGGCAGCAAGGACGGGTTCCGGGCAGGCGTCGAGCGTGACGACGACGACGCCCCGCCGACGGTCAGGGTTGAAACCGTGACCACGACGCAAATCACCGAAGACGCCAAGACCTAGACGCCCTGAAGCCTTCGGCCCCGCGCCTCGTGGCGGGCTGATCTTTCAACAGGTGACTGATGGCAACACCCCCGCTCAAGCGCGAGCTAGCAGAGGAGACGGTGCGGCGCGTCAATGAGGCGTTGCGGGCCGGCTATCGGCCAGCCGGGATGACGGGCCCGGGCCCAGGCGCGGTGGCCCAGGCGGCCGCCGACGCGGCGAGCGACGGGTTCACGACGACGCACAGCGGCTTCGAGAGCCGCGTGCGGACGGCGCGCGAGCTATACGGGCTGGAGCCCGACTGGAGCCTGTATCGCGCCGCCATCTATCAGCAGCCGCGCCCCAAGGTCGTCCTCCATCCCGCAATGCCGATTGATCCGGCGGCGCTGGTCCCGTCCGGCAAGATCGAGCGCGTGCTGGCCATCGGCGACATTCACCACGACCCGCGCCATGAAGACCGGCTTGAGGTTATGAAGTGGATCGCCCGGCACGCCTCGGCGACGCGGCCTGATCGCATCGTTCAGGTCGGCGATTGGTCGTCATGGGATAGCGTCTCCGCCCACGACAAGAACGACACGCAGAAGGCGCGCTACAAGCCGCCGATCTCGGCCGACATGGACAACCTGACCGCCTCGCATCAGCGGTTCCGGGCAAGCCTGGCGGAAGACTACAAGCCGAAGCTCACCTTCCTGCATGGGAACCACGAATATCGGGTCGAGCGGTTCGAAAACGCCAACCCGGAAACGCATCAGACGTTCACGGTCCAGCGGGACCAAATCTTCGCGCAGTTCGGCTGGCAGGCGCGGCCCTACGGCGAACTCTACTACGTTCAGGGCGTCGGCTTTACCCATCACCCGATCAACGGCGCCGGCCGAGCGTTCGGCGGCAAGACCGGCCCGCAGCGCGCGGCGAACGAGACGACGGTTCCGGTGGTGTCTGGCCACACGCACCGCCGGCAGGTTCACGACTCGCCGAAGATTGGCCCGGTCGCGTCCATCAGCATGGTCGAGATCGGCTGCGCGATGCCCTGGGGAACGGTCGAGGAGTACGCCGCGCACTCGCTGACAGGCTGGTGGTGGGGCGTCGTCGATCTGGCCCTCTCCGGCAGCGTAATCGTCGATGTGTCTTTCGTCTCAATGCTTACCCTTCGCGCCCGCTACAGCGACGACGGCGCCGACGTGAGGTCCGCATGACCACCCCGCCCATGACCCCCGAGGAAGCCAAACGCCGCCACGACGAGTGGTACGCCAAGCGCGCCGAATGGGTGCAGG